AGCTTGAACGCCAACCAGATCCCAGTCATCAATTTCACGATGACCGGTCAGTACAACGCTCCGACTGACACGGCTTCTCCGACTCTGACCTTCCAGAATCAGGAAGACCCTGAGATCTTCAACGACACCAATACGACTTCGTTCACCCTCTTCAGTGAAACCGGCCTTGCGCTGCAAAGCGTTGAGATTGATCTTGGCAATGAGGTGGTGTATCGCGAACTGGTGAATTCCGACAAGGAAGTGCTGATCACCAACCGTGCTGCAACCGCCAATTTCGTGATCGAAGCACCCACGCTGTCTGACGCCGATTTCTTCGCTCTCGCGGTGGCCGGTACTTCTGGCAACCTGAGTATCGTGCATGGCAGTACAGCTGGCAACATCATCACCTTGACGGCTCCGACAAGTGGTTTGTCGCTTGGCAACCCGACCTACTCTGAAGATCAAGGCATTGTGATGCTGAACCTGCCGACTACAATGGTGCCAAGCTCGTCGGGCAACGACGAAATCTCTATTGAGTACACCTGATCTCTATGACGTTCGTCCTGAAAAAGGTCTCTTCTTACAAGTGGCCTGTCGCTGTTGATGTTCCCGTTGATGGCGGCAAGTTCAAGAAAGAGACCTTCACGGCAATCTTTAAGAAGATGAGCCGCTCGGCTTTTAATGATCTGATCGATCAGGGTGATGACGCTCTGGTCGGCGAGATCCTTGAGGGTTGGGAAGGCATCAAAGACGAAGAGGGCGATGAGGTTGAGTTCAGCGAATCATCCAAGCGTGAGCTGTTTGATGATCCGTATGTGCTGCGTGCGGTGATTACTGCTTACACAGATAGCTTGACGGGAGCACAAGCAAAAAACTAGAAGAGGCCGCTAAGCATTGGTGCGAAGGCGGTGGTGTTTTTGAAGAAAGCGCCGAGGAGTTGATGGCCAAGGGCATGGACCCTGGTGAAATCAACGCAATGCGAAAAGCGGCAAAAGCGCGTGATTGCGAGGTATGGGAAGAGAATTGGGAAACCGTGATGGTGTTCTTGAGGATGCAAACTCAATGGAATGTCAGCATGGCTGGATTGACGGGATTGAACTACTCAGCGCTGGATTATGTCTGTAGACTGTATTCAGTGAAGGATCCGGTGTCTCTATTTGAGGGGATACAGGTGATGGAAGTCGCTGTTCTTGCCTGCCTGAACAAGAGGAAAACCTGATGGCCCCCGTCACCACTGAACTCAAGGTTCTCGTCAAAGCGATCGGCAAGGGTGAGCTAAAGGAGCTTGAGGCGTCATTGCAGAAGCTTGCGGTTACTGCAAGAACAAAAGTTGATGTTAATTTCAAGCGACTGAGTGCTGAATTAAAAAACATTCAAAGCAATTCTGTTCAAAGTGTACGCACTTTGCGTGATTACAGAAATGCGTGGCGTGATATTGCCGAGCAAGTTGAGATTGGTAGTAATGAATTCAAGCAGGCGCGAGCAGAAGCAGAACGCCTCGACAAGCAGCTCGCAAAGGTGGAGGGAAGGCGTACGGGTGGTGCAGGTGGTCGCTTGAGGGCTGGAGCGCAGATTGCTGGTACGGTTGCTGGTGCTGGCGTGTTTGGTGGTCCTGAAGGCGCTCTTGGTGCTGCGATTGGCGCTGTTGGTGGTGTTCCTGGTGCGGTGGTCGGCGGTGCGATTGGTGCGCAAGTTGGAGGTATTAGGCAGGCTGCGGGCGCCGCCGCTGAGTATGCAGCAAACCTTCAAAGGCTTCGCATTGCCTTGTTTGGGGTAACAGAAAGTCAAGAACAGTATCAAAATTCTCTTGAATTTATTACACAAACAACAAGAGATTTTGCGATTCCCCAAGACGTCGTAACTCGTCAATTTACGAAGTTGCAAGCATCTGTGCAGGGTGCCGGTGGCAATATTGAAGACACCAAAACTGCTTTTAACGGCATTGTCGCCGCTGTTCGCGCTACTGGTGGTTCGCTTGCTGATGTTGATGCGGCATTGACTGCTACTGCGCAGGTATTAAGTAAAGGCAAGGTTTCGGCAGAGGAATTAAGGCAGCAGATTGGTGAGCGATTGCCCGGTGCATTTACCTTGTTTGCCGAGTCTATTGGCTTGACACCACAAGAACTTGACAAAGCGCTTGAAAAAGGGCAGGTCAGTCTCCAAGACTTCCAAACATTTGCCGAGGCATTGTTTGATCGTTATGGGGAAACTGCAAGAGAAATTGCTGACGGACCTGAATCTGCTGGAGATCGCTTAAAGGTTGTTTTGCAAGAACTGAATCAAAGTATCGGGACATTGCTGGCGCCAATTGGTGCTGCATTTCAGGAAACTTTTACTGAGATTGTTAAAAGCATCAATGAAGCAATTAAAGGCTTAAATCGCTTCTTGGGTCTTGGGTCGGAGGGGCTTGAGAGGAGATTGCGTGACATCAATCGACAGCTTTCAGAATTGCCTGGAGGTGATGTTTCTCCGCAAGCTGCCGGTAGAGCGGGTGTAGTTGATTTTACGCGAGCCCGTGATCGATTACTTCGCGAAAGGGCGCAAGTTCAAGAAGAGCTGAGGAAGATACAGGAGTTTGACGTCAAGCAAGCTGAAGCAGGTGGCGGTCTCCCCAGCATTACTCCTGATGCGGCGGGTGGTGGCAGGCGTGGACGTGATCCTATGGTTGAATTGCGTCGTCAGGCGAATGAAGCTTTCCGAGATCTTGAAGCCTCGTTTGCTGCCGTTGCGGAAACCAGGCTTGCAGAAAATCTAAGGGTCAACGCTTTGGCGATCGCTGAGGCGCGGGAGCGGGGCAACAAAGCATCTCAGTTTCAACTTGAACTTCAACGCAAGTTGATTCCTCTTCAAATTTCAGAGGAAGCTCTTACTGTTCAAATCGCGAAAAGGCAGGAACTGATTGAACAAGAGCGTGCAAAGGGCATTGATGTTGGGAATCAAGCTCGTGCATTGCTAAAAGACGAAACAAGCCTCGCAAAAGTGCGTGCTGAACTTGAAAGCAAGCGAGCTGAGTTTGCTCAAAATCTTGCTGATTTTAACAAGAAAAATCTAGAAGAAACACTCAAACTTGAAGACGAGCGCCTTGAAAAAGTGCGTGAATTTAATGAACTATTGAGAGAGCAAACTCAACTAGAAGATCCAATGCAGGGATTCAAGGCGGGGCTTGATTCTTATGTTGAAAGTCTTGGAACCGCTTTTGATGCTGTCCAAAATCTAACAGAAACTGCGCTTGGGGGATTGAGTGATGCAATTTCTAAACTTGTCACCGAGGGCACTGTTGACTTCAAGGAATTCGCGTCAAGCCTGTTGCGTGATATGGCAGACATCATTGTGCGTGGCATTGCAATGCGCAGCATTCTGCAGATCTTTGGTGTAGGTGCTCCTGCCGTTTCTGGAAGTCAGGCGTTAGGAGCTGGTTACAACTTGGGATCATCGTTGGCTGGCCTGTTCGCCAATGGCGGTGTCATGACTGGTGCTGGCCCGCTTGAGTTGAAGCGTTATGCCACGGGCGGTATTGCCCGCAGTCCGCAGCTCGCCATGTTCGGTGAGGGTTCCATGCCTGAAGCGTATGTGCCACTACCAGACGGACGCTCTATCCCCGTGACAATGCAGGGCGCAGGAGCCGGTAATATCATCGTCAATGTTGACGCAAAGGGCACGCAGGTTGAGGGAGACAATAATCGAGGTCGTCAGCTGGGTGGTGCCATTTCTGCTGCTGTTCAGGCAGAATTGATTAAACAGCAACGCCCTGGTGGCCTATTGAACCGCTGATCATGGCAACTTTTGACGATGCTACTGTTGGGGTCAACGTTGTTCCCGATTTCAACGCGCAGAAGCGATCACGACCTGAAGTGCGTATTGCAAAATTTGGTTCTGGATATGAACAACGCACGACATTTGGCATCAATCAAAATCCTAAAGAATGGCAGCTTGAATGGCGCAACAGAAGCGAAACCGATATTGCCGCGATTGAAAGCTTCTTTGACGCTCGTGGTGCGGTTGAGGCATTTGACTGGACTCCACCTGATAGCTTGACGGAATACAAGTGGGTTTGTCGAGAATGGTCAAAAACAATGGTTGTGGCAAATCTGTCTACCTTGTCAGCAGTCTTTAGGCAGGTGTTTGAAGCATGAGCACTCCTCAGTCGATT